GTGACGGTTTTCATGACTCCCCGTCCGGAGTGTCAACCGGTGCGGTCATGATCGACTCGCGTCCGACGATCTTGAGCATTGTGGCGGCGGCGGCCTGTTCCGCCTCGCAGTCGAAGTAGTGGTTCGGACGCGAACCGATTTGCTTCCACATCCACTGGCCCTTTTCCTTGATACGCTGCTCGCTTTCCATCTGTGCGAGGAAGTCGTCGTCGATGTCATCGGGCACTTCCCATGTCGGCCCCTGAGCCGGATCCTGATTGCGCCGCAGGCGGGCGAGCGTGTCCTTGATGTTGAGGTTGCTCCAGTAATGGACGTGGCAGTGCTGGCGATGCGACAGCACGACCTTGCGCCGGGGTGAGTAGAACCGCTGGACCGTTTTGCCATCGCGCCCTTTGTGCGGATAGACCGGGCGACGATCGCCGATGAGAGCCACCCACCCACGCTTGGCGCACTCTCGATAGACGTCGTAGGTCGCATAGCCGGCGTCGAGGAATACGAGACTCGGATGCACCTCGAAGCGTTCCTGCAACACGTCGATGTCGGTGAAGGTCAGGATGCGCTCGTTCCACATGAGTCGGCTCGATCCCTCCGCCGACCACGAGCGGACCACGACGAAGAGGTGGTCCATCTGGCAGTCCACCGTGATGAAACGCAGCGGGATCAGTCCGGCCCGCTTGGGCAGTGGGACGGAAATCACACGCCCGGTCTTCGGATCAATCGCGCCTTCCTCTTCCCACGTCTCGCCGCGCTTGTAGCCGGATTTGACGATTTCGAGTTTATAATCCTCGACGTATTCACGCCACGGCAGGCCGAGGCGCTTTTGATAGAACTGTTGCAGCAACGAAACGTCACCCTTGCGCGCCGCCGCCTTCGCCCGCAGGTAGAGTTCGGCCAACTGCCCCCAACTCATCGCGCACAGGGCGTTCCAGTGAAAGCCGACGTTTTCCTTCGATGCTTTTGGATTCTTGGCGACGAAGGCACCGGTGGCATTGAGTTCACGACGTGTGCGCTCGCCGTCGTTGAAGTAGTGGTTGCACGATTCGCAGCGCATCGCCGTGGTGCGCCGAACCTCGTCGAAATCCCAATCGCCGGATTCATCCCTGGCCGATTTGCTCCACTCGACGCATTCCCACTTGAACGGCTGACGATGGCCGCATTCGGGACAAGCAAAGGTCCACTCGCGCTGGTCAGTGGTATCGAACTTCCGATGGGTGTCGTCGTCTTCCTCACCGCCTTGGCTCATGAAGATGCACTTGCCGAGCCAGCCGAATGCGGTGACGCGAGCCTCAGCTTCCGCCATGTGACCTAGGGGCCAACGCCACGTTTCGTCACCGATCAACCAGCGGATCGACCGGCGCTGCAGGTTGGTCTTGTTGTGCGCCCCGAGAATCCAGAGCGTCATGCCGTTGGTAAACTGGATCGCGTTGTTCTTGCGCTTGTGGCGGTGGACGCCGGTGGGCATGAGCCGTGCGACCGGCTGGCATTGGTCGAAAAGCTTCTGCAGGCGCGACTCGGAATAATCGCGGGCGTCCTCGTCAGTTTGGTCGAGCCACAGGGCGGGTCCCGGCAGGTTGGAAATTATGTAGCAGAGCGTCAGCTCAGGCGCGGTGGTCTTGGATGACTGCACCGACGCAATGATCGAGACCAGGCGAATGCGCGGATCGACCAATGATTCCATGACCTCGCGAATCCACGGCGAGTTCTCCGACCGGAAGCGTCCGGGATTAGGCGAATAGGGAATGGCCTCTATGTGATCCTCACACCATTGCCAAGCGGGGCGACGGTCGGGCGGTTGCCACGCCTCGCGCCAGATTTCCTTGAGGACACTCATGCCCTTGCCTCCATCGTCAACACCCCATCAGCCTTCGTGGAGACATCGCAGGACTTCGTCGATGGCGCGGCGGCATTCCCGCTGGATGCCGGTGGCGTCGAGTCCGGAAAGGACGGGCGGAAGCTCATTCTCGAATTTTGCCCGCAAGATGGATGACGCCTGGGCGACCAGGCCGATCCATTCCTCACGGACCTTGGTGAGTGGGACGTATTCGCCCTTCTTCACCGCGATTCGCAGCTCACGTTCCTCCACTTCGGCCAGGAGTTTGCGGGCCTTGAGTGCCTCCTCGTTTCCGACCGGCACGCGACCCGCATTCAAGCCGCGGAGCCGGACGAACTCCCGCCAGTCGGCCACTGGCCACATGCCGTTAGATAGCGCCTTGGGTGCCCCCTCAATCTTCTGCCAGGTCGAAAGCGTGCGGCGTGAAACACCCAGCACGGCGGCGAGTTCCACGAGCGTCTTTGTGTAGGCCATCGTTTCCACGCTACCGGCCGCCCGGGATTCGATGCGGGCACGCTCAGCCACAGTGAGCGGTTTGCCCGCGGCAACCTTCTTCACGATGTTTTGAAAATCGGCGTCGAGGATTTTACCCGCGATGTCCGGTGACAGTTCTTTCGGCTCCACGCCGCATGGCGGGTGTCAAGCGGGAGATAAAGACCGGGACGGCAATTACCTCGCTTCTTCAAGCCACTCTTCCGGCACCCAGTTGTCCCAAGTTTCGGCTGAATCTTCCTGATCCGGATGGGAAACCTTGTAGAGACAGCGACCTTCCTGCTGCTTGATGGCCACGACATAACCTTCCTGTGATCCGTTTTCGTAACGGACGCGCACCTTGGCCATTTCGTTGAACTTCGGGGTCACAGGACGGAATATTACAGAATCACCGGTGTCGCAACAAGCTCAAGGATGGAGTTACATCATGGTTTAACCGCCACCCACCCGGCGAAGTTCAGATGTCGCCAGAAGCAATCGACCGAGGTGAAGCCTTCCTGATGCAGAAGCTCTTCGTTCCATCGAGCGGTGACAGGCACCAGCACGCCTTCGAGCGACATGCGCTTGCGGTCGATCTGGCTGTCCGAATAGCCATTCTCGCGTTTGATCTGGAGGAAGAGATTCACGAATGCTTCATCGAGCTTGGCGGTGGCACCGAGAACCTTCTCCACTAGGATGAAGGCACCGCCAGGAGCCAGCGACTCGAATACGCGGCGGATGATCTGCTGGCGGTATTCGATGGGCGTGAATTGCAGGGTGAGCACCGAGAGCACGAGGCTGGATGTCACACCGGGGAACTCGTGGCGCAGGTCGGCAGACTGGATGCTGACGCGGTTGCCGTGCTGGTGGTAGGCGAAGTTCTCTCGTGCCGCCTCGATCATCGGCTCACTGATTTCCAGGCCGATGTAATCGTTGGCCGCGCCAAAGTTTGAGACGAACGGCAGCAGCGCCTGGCCGCGGGAGCATCCCATGTCGATGATGGCGGTGTCGGGTTGCACGAAGCGCCGGCCAACCTCGAAGGTCACCATCCGCATCGCGTTGTATTGCGGGATCGACCGTTGGAGCATGTCGTCGAACACGGCGGTCACTTCCTGATCGAACTGCCAGGCTCCGCGTGGAATCACCTCGTCACGTTGGGCTTCACTCATGCCCGCGTGGCGGATGTCAACGCGGCAGTCGTTTGACGATCCGCGTCCCTTCGGTCAGGCAGGTGCCTTCCGCCGTCACCCATAAGCAGGGAATGGAGAACTTCACATACATCTCGCGAGTCCGAGGGTTGCTCTCAATAGCGAGGTAGCGGGCGTCATCGCCGTGAATTGGAAACACGTCTTTTTTCAACAGATGCTCTTTGATTGCCGGTGGATTCCACCAACCTTTAGGCGCGAAGCACGCATCCTGGGGACGCCAGCTGGTCTGCTCCTCGATGCGGTCGAGCGTCTTGATCGTCCAGGTTTCCGGGCGGGCGGTGATGAGAACGACGGTGTGTGGCCGGACCAGTTCCACCAGCCATTGCCGGTATTGCTCATTGGCCAGTCGTTTCTCCATGCGCTCGGGCGTGGTGCCGTGCTTGGGCGAGTTCGCCACCAGCGTGTAATTGAGATCTAGCAGTATGATCATAGGGTAATCTGAAGACGTTGAGAGAAAGAGTCCATGGCGCATTTCGCGAGATCCATGCGGGTGCCGTCTGGATAAGGCAGATCGAATTCGAACTGAATGGCGGCACGGAGTTTGTTAGGATCGACCGGACGCGCCGACGCGCAGGCCGCGTTGATGTTGTTGGAAAAGTCATCGACCTTCACCGAGCGGAAGAACGGGCCGAAGAGATCACGGAACTCCGAAACGGTGTGATACTTCTGAACCTTGGGCTTGTCCTGAAAATCACCGATGCGAATTCCCGGTTCGTAGTCGAGGCGGAACGCGATGTTGCCCGCGTTGGATTCGTTCATGAACGCCTTGCCGTTGACCTGCCGCCAACCGGACTCGCCAGCGGACGATGCGCAGGCATAGACTTTGGTGAACGGCTTGCACAAGGCGGCGCATAGGCAGGCGATGTGCTCGCGGTCCTCGCGGAAGGGCACGGAATTCAGCACGCTTGCAATGAAGATGCTGGTCCACTCCTTGCCCGCCGCCACTTCCGCAAGGAATGCGCGTGCCAGTTCCACGCTCTCCGCCTTGTTGATGCCCCCTGGTCCGAGCCGGTAGGGTTCGAACGGCGTGCAGTCGATACCGGCCTGGCGCAGGAGGAAGGTTTCCGTCAGGTGGCCGGCACCGAAGTCGAGAATCGTCGAACCATGTTCCTTGGTCCAGCGGGTCCGGTCGGATGCTTTGCCGATGTCGAAGTCCTTGCATGGTTTCGCGCCGTGCGTGGCGAAGACGAATCCGTTGCCAAGCTCGCGCCTCACCCGCCGTGCGCGGCGGAACGAATTAAAGCGGAGCATGTCGGCATAGCGCGTGTGGATGTCGAAATCCATCGAGAGCAGATTCATCATGGCCCGGGCGAATTCAGCCTCCTCTTCGGTGACGAATACGACCGGCGCGAATGCCGCACCTTTCTCTGCCAGCATTTCCAGCCTGCCTATGCCGTTGATGACCGTGAGATCCTCGCGGCAAACGATGGGCATGAGGATGCCGTGACGATGCAACGTGCGGGCGAGGTTGCGGGCATACTGAATCCAGCGGCCCGAGTTCACCTTGCAGAGATCCTTCACGCTCACTTCCGCGGGCTTGAGGCAGCGCAGGAAACCATCGCTGCCGACCTCCTTGTCGGGGATGCGGGCGGCGAGCGCCTCGATGTCCAGTGATTGCAACTCACTGGTGACCCTGCCAGGCGTGCTGTTGAAATCGAAATCATTGGTCGCCCGGTTGAAGACGATGTTGAGCGCCTTGCGCTGGTCGAGGTCGAGCGCCTTGGTCCTTGATACGGGAACGTGCGTGGCACCCATGCGCGATGCGACGAGGTGGCGCTGGTGGCCGGAAAGAATCTCGCCGTCCGAGTCGGCGAAGATCGGCGCGATGAAACCGAGCTTGCGAAGCGACAGTTCAATCAGGTCAAGACGCTCGGCAACTGCCGACCTTGGGTTGTAGGTCGATGGTCTAACGGCGTCAATGGATTCGAGGGTGATGTTCATAGTCCGAGGCGGCTGCGGATTTCGTTGAGCACGCTTTCCTTGTCGAAACCGGCGTCTTGTTTCACGCGGTCGCACCACGCGATGAATTCTTCCTGAGTGATGCGGAACCGATAGAGCCCGACCGCAACCGTGACGTCGCTCTTGTCGAGTTCTTTGTCGTGGCGGTCGTCGTCATCCTCGTCATCGTCATTGCCACCCGGATTGAGCAAGCCCTCGATGTCGGCAGGCTCAAAGCCCGCGAGGATCGTATCGAAGTCGATGGCCTTCCACTCGCTGGCGATTTTTTCGAGTTCGTTGAGATCGACCGTGGAAAGTTCGGCCAAACGATTGTCTGCCACCAGCACGGCAAGTTCATCGTTCTCGCTGGCGAAATCCTGATAGTCCACCGGCACGACTTCCGCGCCGAGGTGCTTGGCAGCCATCAAGCGGCCGTGACCGGAAACGATCAGGCCGGTGAGATTGGAAACGGTGATTGTCTGCCGCCATCCGAAGTAGCGGATGTTTTTGGCGAGCAGTTCAATCTGCCGCTGCGGGTGGGTGTTCGGGTTGCGCGGGTTGGGCTTCAATTCGCCCACCGGCACGAGCTTGTCGAAGCTGCACCAGACTTCGATGCCATTGGCGAGTGTGCGGGCTTTGGGAGAATCATCCGTCATCGTCGCTTTGGATGGTGTCAACGGCATGGGTGACTTGCGCGAGCAGGGGGAGGATTTCCTTCCACGCATCCGGCGGGCACCATCCGAGGGCAAACCATTCGCGGCTGCCGGCCACGTCGCGCCATTCGACGGTGACCGGTGTTTCCCGCCGCATGTCCGGCGAGCGGTAGCGGAACACGGCGCGGGCGAGACGACCACAGCGGTCGAAGGTGATCTGTTGGATTCTCGCCTTCATGATAGCCCCTCCGCATCCAGCCAGGATTCCAGATCGGCCAGTGCGGCCCGGACGCATCCGCCGCTGCCCACCGCGATCCGCAATGACGTCTGTTCATCGACCGGCCAATGGCGGCGGAGCATCGTGGCGATTTCCTCGGTGGACGGTGCGGCGAGCTTGATCGACTGGAAGCGCGTCTGGAACCGCTCGGTGAGCAGGTCGAGTTGCAGGTTGCTGGTGCCGATCACAGCGCGACCCGGTGGCAGTCGGTCGAGATAGCTCAGGAGCAAGTCCTGTGCATCCCGCGTGCAGCGGTCCATTTCGTTGATGATCTTCACGGAATAGACACCGAACAGCGAGCAGACACCGAGCGTGCCCATCCACTGCTTCACGGTTTCGACGGTGACGAGCTTGCCGTTGTATTCCTCGATGGCGAAGCGCGTGCCGGATAATGCATCGGCTACCATGTCGGCGATGCTGGTCTTTCCGACACCCGGCGGACCGTAAAGTAGGATCTTCACAGGGACGGCGGGATCATCGTGGAGCTTCCGTCCCTTGGCGACGAGTCGGCGGGCGACGGTGGCGGCTGGGCCGCAGAGGTCATCGGGTCCGGTAGGTCGCCACGCCAGCGGAGAGCTTGCGAGGCACGGTGTAGGGTTCGGCAGAATCTTGAAGAGTTGTGACATGGGGATCTTGGTTGGGATTGGTGATGGCCCTGGCGACGGCCACCGCGCCCTTGCGGTAGAGGGTGACGGCGAGTAGTTCGCCATCAACGATCACCGACCAGTAGCGCGTGGCGTAGCCATCGGGTTTGCGGTATTTTTCGACTGCGACCTTCATCAGAAGTTGTAGTCGTGGAATTGGCGGCGGCCGGGAATGACCGGCTCGCCGTTGGTGGTGCGGAACCAACCATCCTTGCGGCGGCTGGCGCGGTGTGTCGCCCCTTCGGGATTGAGCGAGTATTGGTAGGTCTGCTCGGTGTTGTTGGTGCAATGACCGCCAAACCCACCGGCGACGAACTCGGGTTTCCAGTCGTCGAGAACGGCGGTGTCCTCCTGCATCCAGAGGGTCTTACCACTGGGGCTGATGCGGATCACCGTGCAGGCGGTGCGGTCGGAGTAGTGGCAGACGGTCGCGCCACCTCCGACGGCAGGTGTCCAGTCGGGTGCGCTCATTTGCCCCAGCCCTCCCTCCGACTGCGGGTCTTGATCGTGTTGGGCGAAAGGCCGAAGTGCTCGGCGGTCTGCTTCACGCTGCGGCATTCCTCCCAATGAGCCCGGACCTGCGACCACTGTTCGTCACCGTGGCCGGGATTGCCGGCCTTCTTGGCGGGCTTGGATGCTTTTGCCTTGGATGCCTTGGCCTTGGGTGGCGTGGTCTCCGCTGGCGTTGGTTCGGGCTCAGCCGCGTCGGCGAACGCGTCGTAACGTCCCGGGCTGGCCTCGGGTTCTGGACGGGTGAGTGGCACGACGT